CACCAACCTTAAATTTTGATGATAGAGAATACACAGCCTGTAAACAGGGTTTGACCTTTCATGCATTATTACACATAACACATAAAAAAACGAGACTACCTGTAGACTATTCTACAGCCTCGTTCAAAATGCAAATAAAAGATAACTATGATACACCAGTAATCGTAGAATTGTCTACAGCTAATAATAGAATATACGTAGACTCCAACTATGATATTAACCTTTTCATTTCAGCCTCTGATACTGCATTATTACCACACGGTACGTACCTATACGATATTATAGTCGAAAACTCTGGGAATAAAGATACACTATTAGCTGGAGTGTTTCTTATTAAGAGAACTGTAACACAAAATGATTAATCTTGATTTTGATGATAGAATTGCCGTACACTGTAAACAAGGTACAACCTTTGTTTACAATTTTTCATATACTGATAAGACTGGTGTAAATGCTATACAGAATACAAGCACCCTGAAGATGCAAGTTAGGGATAATTATAACGGTAAACTAATTGCAGAATTATCTACAGAAAATGGTAGAATATCCGTAGACTCTAATTATGAAGTACAGTTATACATTTCACACAGCGACACAGCCTCTATGCCTTTTGGCAATTATATATATGATCTTATTATGACAGACGGTAATATAAAAACACCATTAATGAGCGGTGTATTCAAAATTACACAGTCTGTCACAAAACAATCTTAACTATTTTTCGAGTCTATAAAAGCCTGTGATGACACATGCAGTAGGGTCGTTTGGATGACCTTGCGTTCGAATAGTCTCTAATACTTCGTCTTGAAGACTTTTGATTTTTTCACCATCAAAGACTTCACCAGACTCCAAAGAGACTATAAGTGAACTATCGCCCCTGTCTCCAGAAATATCATTAGACCAGTGATAGACTACCAAATAGTCTCTGTCACTATATGCAAGCTTGTCTTCAATTTTAGACAATCTAAGCTTGACAGATAGTAAACAGTCTTCGATTATCTTTTTAATGTAATTTTTCATATGTTCTCCGTTTAAATGTTTATTTATAAGTATAGCACAGTTTATTCATAAATACTATTAAATAAAGGAAATAATCACATGATACCTACAAATAGAGAAGAGTTTTCATCATATTGTCTACGCAAGCTTGGTGACCCTGTCATACAAATTAACGTATCAGTACCACAAATTGAAGATAGAATAGACGAAGCTTTATATAAGTTTTACGAAAGACATTTTGAAGGTGTTGAAGAAGTGTATATCGTACATGATATTACAGACCCCGTTAAGATTCTTGACAGCAATGGCGAGCCTGTTTTAGACTCAGATGGTCTTGAAACATATACAACTGGTACAGACACTCAGGCAGGGTTTATTCAGCTTGAAGATGATATTGTTGGTGTTGTCGATGTATTCAGACCTAGAATCTCTGGAAACTCCAGTAGCATATCATTTACACACTATATGCAAGAATTATACGCCATGATTCATCCTAATAATATTACAGGCGGCATGGCATACTATTATATGACACGCTCGCACCTAGCCTTAATGGATCAATTTTTTAATCCTGATAGACGCTATACGTATAATGCATTGACAAATAAATTAGTTATTGCAGGTGGTCTAAAAGACTCTGATACACGCTATGGTGGTGTTATCGTTCGCGCTTTTCGTAAGGTACACGGACAAGAAAGAGATAGTAATACTCTTATTCATAATATATGGAAAAGCCGATGGCTTCAAAGTTATGCCTGTGCGCTGCTAGAATTACAATGGGGTCAAAATTTAAGCAAGTTTAATCAGATTGCATTGATCGGTGGGGTGACTCTTAATGGTCTTGATATCTATTCACGCGCCATAGAGAAAATCAAAGAGCTTGAATCAGAATTAGAACTATCATACGAATTACCGCCTACAGGATTTATGGGATAATGACAACAAATAAATATTTTAATAATGGTTCAGGATTAGGTACAGAGTCTGAACAGGATATATCAGAAGATAATATAATTGAAGTCATTCAAATGGCTGGACATGATGTGTATTATATTCCGCGCACACTCTTTGCAGAAGATAAATTCTTCAATGAAGTGACGCAAGAAGTCTTTAATGATTATCACAAAATCGAAATGTATATCAATAATATTACAGACTTTGGTGGACAAGGCGATTATATGTCAAAGTTTGGTCTTAATGTAGAAGACACTGTAGAGTTTTTAGTGTCAAGAAAAAGATACCTAGAAGAAACGACAATCGTTAATCCGAGTGAGGGTGATTTAATATATTTTCCATTATCTAAACACCTATTCCAGATAGATTTTGTAGAAGACGAACCGGGCAATGCAGGAAGTATTAACCAGTTTTACCAATTGTCAAGACTCTACACATTCTTGTTAAAATGCACACTCTTTGATTACTCATATGAAGAGTTTGATACTGGTATTGAGATTCTTGACGATACCTTTAAGCCTGATACATATACTCCTAAAGAATATGATAGACAGGAAGAGATAAACACCGAGGCTGAGGATACTTTAGACTTTTCAGAGTCTAATCCATTTGGCACAACCGTAGATAGAGACTAAAATATGTTTCAGAGTGATACACCATTCTATTTTAATACAACACGAAAGATTGCCGTAGCGTTCGGAACTCTTTTCAATAATATTAAAATACAAAGATTTAATAATGATGGAAGCGTGCGTAGAGTCTTAAACGTACCTTTATCATATGCTGGTGGTGAAAAATGGTACACACATAGGATACAAGACGTTCCTGCCCAAGAGGGTGTTCAAGTTAAAATGACACTACCTAGAATTGCATTCGAGATGACTAATATCCAGTACGATTCTGCTAGAAAGTTAAATACACTGAATAGAATGCAAGGCACTAAAACAGATGATGTGTCGATGTTTTTAAGTCAATTAAACCCTAGCCCGTATGATTTTCAGTTTGATGTAAGCATTGCAACAAAGACAGCGGATGATGGTCTTCAAATCATCGAACAGATTCTACCAAACTTTCAACCTTCATTCAATCTTAATGTAAAAGATATACCAGAATTATCTATAGTAAAAGACATTCCTGTAATCTTCAGCGGCATTACAAAGACTAACACATATGAAGGCTCGTATGACGAACAAAGAGTCTTTACGTGGGATTTATCATTTGTAGCAAAAGGCTATATGTATCCTGCAATAAGAGATGCAGATATCATTCGTAAAGTCTATGCCAATATTTATAAAGATAAAGACATGACACAGAAAAATACAATAATTAAAACAGAAGTATCACCTATAGGCGCAAATATTGAAGATGAATGGTCTGCAAAGACTGAAATATTCAATGAAGACTCTATAGACAGTAATGGAGAGCCTGTATAATGACTGATAGTTTTAGTAAAGACTTAGAAGCCTTTGATAATAACAGTAAAAAAAATAAGCCTAAGAAAGAGACTCAGACAAATCTTGAAATAGACTACGAATACACTCGACAAAAGATTAAGAGTATATTGGATTCTTCTGCCGAAGTTTTAGAAACGGCGGCTGATGTTGCCATAGAATCTGGTGATCCTCGTGCCATTGAAGTCTATGCAAATATCGCAAAGAGTATGACTGAAATGGCTAAGAGTGTTATGGATAATAACAAGATACTGGCAAATATTGAACGCGATAAAACAGAGATTAAAAGAGAGTCTACAGGCAATAGTAATACAGTCTTTATAGGCTCGGCAAACGATCTTATGAAAATGCTTAACGATGGCGCAAAGGATGCCATAGATATTACACCAGAAAAGGAATAGTATGACAGAAGACATTACACACAGCTCGTATAAGTCTAACCCACTGTTAAGACCAGTTGGTGTAGACTATCCGTACACTAAAGAAGAGATTGAAGAGTTTGTTAAATGCTCTAAAGACCCTATTTACTTTATCGAAAATTATATCAAAGTGGTCCATCCTGATCGTGGTCTAACTTCGTTGAAGTTGTTCGATTTTCAGGAAGAGATGGTGACAAGCTATTGGAAGAATCGTAAGACTATCTGCTTGGCGGCGCGTCAAATGGGTAAATGTTTATTTATAAATACTCCTATAACAATTAGGAACAAGGAATACTATGAAGGAAAATCTTTTACAATCACTATTGGAGAATTTCACGCTTGGCAAGCCTTTGTCAGCGACACAAAAGAAATACGCTCTAACAAAATCAAAACAGACTAAAGACTTGGCCTTAAAAATAAGACTATCTAATAAATAGTCATAATGGTCCAAATATCTGAAAGCATTGAAAGAAAGTTCATATCATCTATTGATATCTCTAGTGATGGCTGGGAAATAGAATCTGATACAGGCTTTGAACCACTTACACACATTAATAAAACAATTGAATACACACTCTTTGAAGTGTCTTTTAGTTGTGGCAAGTCTATTAAGTGTGCAGACGATCATATATTCATAACAGCGGATGGTCAACAAATATTTGCCAAAGACTCCATTGACACTTATATAAAGACTAAAGAAGGCTCTTCAAAAGTTGTGAATATTATCAATCACGGCACAAAAGAGTCTATGTACGATCTTTCTGTAGACTCCAAAGACCATACTTATTATTCTGATGGAATCCTTTCACATAATTCAACTACCATTGCGGCATTCTTTTGCTGGCTTACAATCTTTCATCCTCATAAAGAGTGTGCCATTCTTGCAAACAAGGCTTCTGTAGCGCGTGAAATTCTATCAAGATTCCAAAAGGCTTATGAGAATCTGCCTAAGTTTCTTCAGCAAGGGGTCGTATCATGGAATAAAGGTAGTGTAGAATTAGAAAATGGCAGTAAAGTCTTGGCTTCGTCTACAAGTTCATCTGCAATTCGTGGTTATACCATTAACTATCTATTCCTTGACGAATTTGCATTTGTTAATCAGAATATCGCAGAAGACTTTTTCACCTCAGTCTGGCCCACTATTTCATCTGGTAAAACATCACAAATTACCATATGTTCAACACCAAACGGATTTAATCACTTTTATAAACTATGGAATGAGGCTGAACAAGGCTTAAACGGATTTAATCCTATATTCGTAGACTGGACAAAACATCCAGATCGTGACGAAGCTTGGAAACAAGAACAACTTAAAGTCTTAGGTGAGGATAAGTTCGCACAAGAAAATATGGCAGAATTTTTAGGTAGTTCGAACACTCTTATACACTCGCGCAATATTAAAGTATTGTCACCAAAAAGACCACAATCATCTAGCGATAATGCTAGAATATATGCAGATCCCGTTGTAGGTAGAAACTACTTAATTGTATGCGATCCTGCGCGT